GAAACAACCGAACCCTTTGAGGGTGCAGCAACTGCTGTCCATCCTTTGCTGATTGAGTCAGCAGTTAAATTCCAGTCACGAGCATCCCAAGAACTCTTTCCTTCCAGTGGTCCAGTCAAAACCCAAGTTCTTGGAGATGTTACCGTGGAGCGTCAACGGCAAGGTAACCGCGTACAAAACTTTATGAACTATCAACTTACTGAGCAAATGCCTGAGTACTTTGATGAGTTTGAACGTATGCTGTTTCACCTGCCGTTGATAGGCTCTGCGTTTAAGAAAGTATATTTTGATACATCAGTAGACAGACCAGTAAGTGAGTTTGTACCTATTGACCAGTTCTATGTGTCTTACTATGCTACAGACCTACGCCGTGCTGACCGCTATACTCATGTACTATATCGTAGTCCAAGAGAAATAGCAGAAGGCATGGTATCTGGTATGTATGCAGATGTAGACCTTCCAGACCCTTACAACCCAGAACAATCCGCTTTGACTGAAAAGATGGACACGGTTCTTGGGTTGTCTCCTTCTTCAGACCTTGACCAACAATATGTACTACTAGAACAGCATTGTTATCTTGAACTAGAAGACTATCCTACTGCTTGTCCATATATTGTTACCATTGAAGAAAGTACACAGAAGGTACTATCTATCAGACGTAACTGGAATGAAGACGATAAGAATAAAGAAAAGAAAATGTTCTTTACACATTACCGTTTTGTTCCGGGCTTTGGTTTCTATGGCCTTGGTCTTATTCACTTCCTTGGTAACCTTACTATGTCTGCCACTGCAGCTATGCGTAGTCTTATTGATGCGGGTCAGTTTGCTAATCTTCCCGGTGGCTTTAAAGCCAAAGGTGTACGTGTAGTAGGAGACAATGACCCTATTGCACCGGGTGAGTTTAAAGAAGTAGAAGCAACAGGTATGGACTTGTCTAAGTCTATTGTACCACTTCCATATAAAGAACCATCAGGTACACTATTCCAGATGATGCAGTTTACTGCAGCAGCAGGGCAGAAGTTTGCTGATACAACAGAACAAGTAATTACCGAAGGTTCTAACTACGGACCAGTAGGTACAACTATGGCATTGCTAGAAGCTTCTAGTAAGTTCTTCTCAGCTATTCATAAACGTCTACACAAATCTCAAAAGGATGAATTTAAAATCCTTGCACGGATTAACTATGAAAGTCTACCTAATGAATATCCTTATGATGTTCCGGGTATATCTGAGAATGTATTCCGTAGGGATTTTGATGGACGTGTAGATGTTGTTCCGGTTAGTGACCCTAACATTCCGTCTTCTGCACACCGTCTTATGATGACACAGATGGCAATGCAGTTGGCACAGACATCACCACCAGGAATGTTTAATATGGAAGAACTTAACCGTACACTTCTTAATGCGGCTAATATTCCTAACCTTGATAAAATTCTACCTGACAAACCACAGGCACAACCTCTTGACCCTGTTACAGATATTGAAGCAGCAACTAAAGGCTTGCCTATTAAAGCGTTTGCAGGACAGAACCACGATGCCCACATTCAGATTAAGTCAATGTTCTTACAAGACCCAGCAAATGGTGGCAATCCTATTATGCAGCGTATTGCACCAGTGCTACAAGCTAATATTCAAGAACACGTAGTAATGAAATATCAGGAGCAAGTTAATGGTGTAACAAGACAAATGATGGCAGAAGCCCCAGAAGGTGACCCGAATGCTCAGAACCCTGCAGTCATTGAGCAGGTAATGGTAGCCGCTGCACAGCAAGTTATGCAAGCTAACCAAGCCGCTGCACAAGCAGGACCATCACCAGAACAAGCTATGGTTCAGATGGAAGCTGAAAGGTTGAATATTGAAAAACAAAAAATTCAGGCACAGCTTGCAAAAGAAGCAACAGAAGGTGCGCTTAAAAACCGTGACCTTGACTTGAAAGAACAAAAGCTGGCACTGGATGCATATAAAGTGGGAGCAGAGAATACTCTGAAAGCAGATGAAAAAGAGAAAGATAGAAATTCAAAGGCGGCTATCAAAGCAGTTGAAGTCCTTGCAGACCTCATCAAACAAGAAGAAGGTGCCAAAAACACCGAAACGCTTAAAGCGGCAGACATGATTACTAAACTTATTTCGGATGCTAAGAAAGGCGTATAATGCTCTGGGAAGAAATTGATAGAATACTGCAAAAAGAAATGGATGCAGTAAAAAATTCGCTTGCATCTGGAGCCGCTTCGGATTATTCTTCGTATATGAATTCTGTTGGTCGTATCTCTGGATTGGAGTGGGCAAGAGCAGAAATCAAAAATGTAGTTAATCAAATGATATATGAAGACGATGAGGAGTAAAAATGCAACAAGTTGCTATGAGCAAATCAATTCTTAATGATGCTTGGAATAATAATGAGGAAGTACCAGACCCAGATGTACTTCCTATTATTCCGGGTTACCATATTTTAGTACGCCCTGTTTCTGTTAAGTCAGAAACTAAAGGTGGTATTATTCTACCAGATTCTACCAGAGAAGATATCTCTTACCTTACTACTGTAGGTAAAGTACTTCGTGTTGGTAAGGATGCCTATGCTGACGAAAAGCGTTATCCAAATGGTGCGTGGTGTCAGGAAGGTGACTATGTGTGTTATGGTAAACACTCTGGTCAAAAATTTCTCTATAAGGGTGTACGTCTTATTCTATTGCTGGATGACCAGATTTCTATGGTTGTCTCTGACCCTAAAGAATTAGACCCTACATATAATCTTTCACACTAATGGCAAAGAATAACAATCCTTTAATCACCAAGTCTTTTGAACGCCCGAAGAAGCGTAGACCCGGTGTACATAAAAAAAATGTTAATAAACGCAATAAACCCAAAAATTTCTTTGGGTAAACTATTGCGTATGCTTTGCTTATAATGTATTATAAATCAATTGCGTAATTCGTCATATTCGCAACTGACGTAAAAGGAGTATTAAATGTCTGAAGAATGGACAACGGTTGACACTTCCCCTTCCGTAAAAGAGGAAGAAAAAGTTGAGTTTGAAATTGAAGGTCAAGAGGAACAGGTAGATGCTCCTATTGAGGTTCAACAACAAGTTGAAAAAACTGAAGAAGTTAAAGCATCGGCTACACCTGAAGAGGGTGGAAGCGCGGAGCAAGAAGAACATCAGTCTGGCGCACAAAAACGAATCCGACAACTCGTAAAACAGAAGAAGGAACGTGAAGAACAAATTCAAAATCTTATTGCACGTCAGCAAGAACTTGAAGAAAGACTAAAGGCTCAACAGCAGGAACTAAGAACTTCATTAGAAAAAAGTTTTGAATCTGCTGAAGAACAAATTAATAATCGTATTGCTATGGCTAAAGATGCTTATAGACAAGCACTTGAGTCAGGAGATACTGACCGCATTGTACAGGCTCAGGAATTTTTGAGTAATGCACAAAATGACTCAGCATCATTAAAGTTTGAAAAGCAATACAGACAACCACAGCAGGAGGTCCAAAGACCTCAACAGCAACCACAAGGGCAGCATCCACAACAAGCTGCTCAGTATGATAAACTAGCTGTTGAATGGGCTGGACGAAATCCGTGGTTTGGACAAGACAACGTAATGACTACGCTTGCTCTTGAAACAGACGCGGAATTAAAAGCGGAGGGGTATGACCCTTCTGATGAAGATTTTTATCAAGAGATTGATTCACGTCTTCGTAGAAAATTCCCAGAACGGTTTACTACGCAGACTGAAACAACACAACGCCAGCAGGAAGCGTCAACTCCTGCCCAAGTGGTCGGTGGAGCATCACGCACTTCATCAGCCTCATCTGGCAAAAAGGTACGTCTTACTAAAGAAGACATCAGACTTGCCGAAAAATGGGGTATATCATTGGATAAGTATGCAGCCGAAAAGCTTAAAGTAGAAAAAGCTGACGGTGAATATACTACAGTTTACAGCTAATAGCGTGGAGGAAATTAAAATGGCACGTAATACAACAACGTCACGTAGTGTAGAGTCTCGTGAACTCAATACAAGGGAACAGTTTGAAGAATATCGTGAGCCAAATATGCTTGATATTCCAGATGAAACTAAAATCCGTTTTGCAAACGAGGGCTTGACCCTTCGTTGGATTCGTATTAATCTTCGTGGGCAAGACGATTACAAAAATGTCGGTAAGAAAATTCAAGAAGGCTGGCAGTTTGTATCCGTAGATGAAGTTCCTGAGATGCAGCACACTTCCTTCGTGAGGGAAGAAGGACGATATATAGGAGCAGTCTGTCGTGGAGACTTAGCCCTAGCGAAAATGCCACTGGCTAAATCGCAAAGTCGTCAGCGGTACTATGAGAATAAAAGCCGTGAGATGGTTGATGCAGTTAATCAACAGCTTATGGGTCAAAATGATTCTCGTATGCCAATTCGTAATACAAGTAAATCTAGTGTTACCAAAGGACGTACTCCTAAATTTCAGGATTAAGTAATTTGGTAAGTGCAATTTTAAAATGGGAGAAATAATATGACTTCAACTAAAGCGTTGAATGGCTTCCGACCTTCTCGTAAACGCGGTAACAACCCGAACAACCAAGGCACTAATGAGTACCCAATTGCTTCAGGCTACGCTGCTAACATTTTTACAGGCGACCTCGTCCGTATTAATGCAGGGAATGTGGAAGTTATCACCACTGTAACAGAAGTAGTCCAAGGTGTATTCATGGGCTGTCAGTACGTTACAAATGGTGAACAAAAATGGAGCAAGTACTGGCCTTCAGGTACATCAGCAACAAATGCAAAAGCTTTGATTGCCGATGATGCACGTACAGTATTTGAAGTACAAGCCGATGCGTCTGTAACTGCAGGTGACCTGTATGGTTCACAGAACTTTGCTGTAACTCTTGGTTCAGGTTCTACCTTTACAGGTATCTCTGGTCATGGTATTGCCGCTGCAACTCGTACATCTACGATTGCAATGTGTCGTTCTATTGACGCAGTTGATGAGCCGGGCAACGATGTAGCTGTAGCTGCTGAAAATGCTTATCTCAAACTGAATGTACGTTTGGTACAGCACACTGACAACTTCCACGATGCAATCGTGACTGCACCTACATCAGGTGCGGACCCATCATTCTAAGTAAAGGGAGAATAATAAATGGCTATTAATCGCGCAAGTATTGCAAAAGAGCTACTCCCCGGTCTTAATGCCGTATTCGGCATGGAGTATGGGGAAGTTAGTGACGAACACGCACCTCTGTTTGAAACAGAAAATTCAGACCGTGCGTTTGAAGAAGAAGTATTGTTCACAGGATTTGGTACTGCACCTACTAAAGGTGAAGGTGCCGCTGTATCTTATGACGATGCACAGGAAAGCTACACAGCACGTTACACACATGAGACTATCGCACTTGCATTTGCAGTGACAGAAGAGGCAATGGAAGACAACCTCTATGACACATTTGCAAAGCTTCGTGCGCGTGGTCTTGCACGTGCAATGGCGAACACCAAGCAGGTTAAAGCTGCAGACGTGTTCAACAATGGCTTTAATGCTACATATGTAGGTGGCGATGGTGTTCCATTGTTCTCTGCATCACACCCAACCATTGGTGCTGGTAATCAGTCAAACTACATTGGTGCTACTGACCTTTCAGAAGCTGCCCTTGAGTCTGCATTGATTTCAATCTCAAAAGCAAAAGATGACCGTGGTATTCTGATTGGTCTGCAAGCTAAGTCTTTGCATATTCCTTCAGACCTCGCATTTACTGCTGACCAGATTCTGAACAGCACAATGTCAACAACAATTGGGGTAAACCCAACTACTGCTGCCAATGGTGCAACCAACGTAAACAACATCAACTCAATCCGTAATCAGGGTCTTGTACCGGGTGGCTTCTACGTAAACCGCCGCTTTACAGACACTGACGCTTGGTTCATTAAAACCGATTGTCCAAACGGTGCGAAGATGTTTGTTCGTGCGGGTCTTCAGACTAAGATGGAGCCTGACTTTGACACTGGTAACCTCCGGTTCAAAGCACGTGAGCGTTATTCATTCGGCTGGTCCGACTGGCGTTCATTCTTCGGTTCAGATGGTGCATAATTAGCAACATCATAAAAACTTAAAAAAAGAAGAGGGATACTATTTCGTATTCCTCTTTTTTTATGTATAATAGGAATAGTCAAAAAAACTAATAACTAACTAATTAACAACATGAGGTTACAATGGCTACAAATATTCGTCAAGGATTTGTAACAGGCAGCGGTGCTGTTCTGGATACAACCACAAATACTACGGTTGCAGATACTCGTATTAAAGGAGTAACTTACTCTGGTGTAGGAACTTTTTTAATTACAGGAAGTGAAACAGATACTTATGGAAATGTTCGTGGAAGCAATATTAAATTTGTTGGTACTGCGGCAGTAGATGCAAGTGATATTTATATTCCTGATTTTGGTATCCGTGTAGTAGGACCAGTAAAAGTTTCTGCTCCTACATCAACAGCAACGGTAGCAATCTATTATGGCTAATTATACTTATTTGGTTGAAGACTTAATTGCTGCCACAGAAAATGATGGCACTGAGTTTTTAAACTATATCCCTAAAATTGTTAATAGAGCAGAGGAACGTCTGACAAGGGTGCTTGACGACTATGGTCTTGTAATCTATACATCAGTCGCTGTATCTGCTGATAACAATCGTATTACTTTAGTATCAGGTACTCGTATATTAAAGAATTTTAATATTATCACATCCGCAACAAGTACAACTGATGCAACACGTATACATCTTTTACAGCGTACAGATGAATATATTAAAGATTACTGGCCTGTAAGCGCAAGTACAGGAACACCTATGTATTATGGTAGACGTGATAATACAACAGTTATTATTGCCCCGACACCAGTATCTACACTGGATGGAGAAATTGCATATACATCTAAGCCAGTAGCATTGACATCAGCTACACCTAATAATTATTTTTCTGACTATTGCTACGATGCATTGTTTAATGCTTCTATGGTAGAGGCAATGGTATTTATGAAAGACTATCAGACTAGTCAACTATTTGAGCAAAGATATCAACAATCAGTTG